CCTCCGTTTTCCACATATATCTCATATACGCTTTTTCCACGCTCTCCGGGATCCCCGGGATCGCCCTTTTCTCCCTTACCGCCTGCGTTCCATTTTACCCGTTCTTCTGCTGTGACATGCAAATCCGTATTGTTTGCATGGTCATCTATATAAATCTTCACCAGATCTGTTGAAGGAGGGAGAAAGTTCATTTCTTCCATAGACAGCCCATTGACGGTACCACTCATTGTCTGATGATATTCTGCCTCTTCCAACGCATTTGCAGGCTTATACTGTACCACATATTCTGCGGCAGTATAGCCAGCATTCGGCGTTCCTCCAAAGTAATAGAAGTATCCCTCTGCCTTCGTATATTCCCGCCGGTTCAGCGGATACTCCCGCCCTCCATTTCGTAGGACAACATGGTATTTTCCGTCCTCCAATGCGCACAATTCCTGCAGCACCGGTTCGTTTTCCTCCCGGTTGTCGATGTGTGGACTGTCGTTCCATAATAATATGTATGTTGTGGGTTTGTTTGTAAGTCCCTGATCAATTTTATCCATGTTTTGGTTGATGTCCATAACATCAACATAATCATAAGGATCCGGTTTCATTAAACCGTATTTTTCTGTATATGTAGCCATTATATTGGCGCGCCTCCTTCCAATTGATCCCATGTAAATGCAGACATCTCTTTCCATCTAAATGGTTTAGTATGCCTCCACAAAGTGAAAATAAGTGAAATATCATATATTAAATTACAAGGAAGAAGTTGTTTCAAAAAATCTTCTATGCAGTTTTTTTGTGAAATGCTTTCAAGTGCCACTTTAATACTAACAGTAAATGTCTGTGCCGAAAGATTATACTTCCATTTGCCCTTACCGCAAAGAGAATCAAGCATATTTTCAAGGACTTTTTGCGTACACACAGTATTTGCATTATACATTGTAAGCACACGAAGTCTGCGGTCTTCTAAGGTGTCAGTATTATATGGTAAAATGTTCAGCATTTTCTCGAATCGGGTAATTCCATATTCATCAGCCGTTTCAACAAATTCATTTTTTAAAACTTGATCGGCAGCATTCCAAACAAGTTTGAATTCTGGATTTTCTGCTTCTAATGCAGCCGCTATTTCTTTGAAATCTGCCATGAACGGAGGTAAGTATGAAACAAGATCAATTTCTCTTATCATGCGCTTGCCTCCTCAAATACAGGCACTTCATATCTTCCCAAAATCAAATTGTCAGCAATCCCATTTATTTTGGTATCGCTAATATCTACAATGCCTCTGATACCCAAAAGACGTGTTTCAATTTGGCTGATACGAACTACCAAGTAAGGGTTATCAGCCCACGATTTTCTAAGTTCAAGCAAATAGTCCGAAATAACTGCATTGATTGCACTTTGAAGGTTCGCCCAACCATAGCCTGCATCAAAGGTAATATTGGTTTTTACCGTCACATTTTTAGCGGCTGCGCTTTTCACATTCACCACATGACCGATTGGGGCAATACCGTGCCCCTCTCCTGAATTTTCATTTGGATCAATAGTTTGCTGCACTGTCCCAATTAGCGTATCAGAAGCAAGTCCAAAATCTGAATTCAGGATTGTTAATAGCACCGTACCGCCAGTTGTCAGTTTCTTTTCTGCCGCTGCTATATAAACAGTAGAAAGCCAAAGAGCAACTTCCTGATCCAGTGTGTCAATAATACCTTCATACCACACATTAACCGCTGCAGAAGGTATCATATCAGCGGGGCGAAAATCATTGTTCCAAGCTCTTGTTACCTTAGTACTGCCTACACCCGGAATAGCGTTTGTTTTAGCAAGATAGTCCCGTTCGTTTCCTCCAAAGGCTTTTTCATTGAAAGATTCAAAATAACGAGTTCGTAAATCTTCTGTTTCTTCTTCATCCTCGCCAGGAATAAGAATTTCCGTAAGTTCAGCACTTTCAAGCCCTTCTATATAATCGATTGGAGTCATAGTGCCTAATTGCTGATTGCCAACAATGCCAGAAGTTTCACATTGTACTTGATACTCTCCATCAGTAATTTTTTCAACCACAATAAAATTTATTGTGCCAATATTAAATCTTTGCCCCGTAACATCAATATTTGAAGGTATAAATTCCCCCTTCAAAATAGCTTTAGTTGCTTCATAAGGAGTAATTCCTCTTTCCTTGCAGCGCCGGATGAGAAATTCTCTTGAAGCTGTATCGCCATATGCCTCACGCAAAATGGTATCCAGTTCAATATATAGAATTTGAAGTTCTATAGCAGTCGGAGAATGCGTATCAAAAATAACTGAACCTTCCCGTTTATCCAGCTTATCTGATACCCGGTTTAACATCCGTTCAAGGATAGCTTCATAAGTCACAGCTTCATACATTAAAAATTCACCACCTTTTCAATGTCCATATCTCCAAAAACCGTGTGCGCGGTAAAATGAACATGGACTTCCCCTTTTTTAAGAACTTCAAATTCAAAATCATCTACACTTTTAATTCGTTCGTCCCATGTGAGAGCTTCCGTAATTCTGCGCCTCAATTCCGGACAAACATAGGAAATAGGTTCACCATATAAATCAAGTAGTTCAATTCCATAATTCCATGAGTACATAACATATTGATAACGCTCCGTTGAAAGGATTTTATATATCGCCTGCTTCATTGCTTCCTGACTATCTGTATAACCCCGTACAAGTTCGTTTGTAAGATGCATTTTGTAGGTATGAGTTGGTTGTTCTTCAATTTCAAAATTCTGTTCAAGAAATGCTTTAGTTCCCGGTATCATCCGATTTTATCCACCACAATATATTTTTGTCCGCCCTGCTGTCTTATTAGGATCACTTCATCACCATCAACCAACCCATTATGTACAGTGAATTCCTTCTTTCCTCTATAAGCATGGCAATGCGGTGCCAGAGTTGACAAATCAGCATCAGTATTTGTATTCTGTCTGTCATCGGCAATGTCCTCTGTATAATGATCAACAGTCATTTGAATCTTATATTCCGTTAAATGGCGGGACAATATAAGCTGTGCAGATCCAAGCAGCATTTTTTGTTCAACAAGGATTTTCAAAGGACTGATACTTTTGACTTTCCCAAAACAAACTTCAACAGGTTTTCCGGCTTTTACAGCATCTATTGCCGCACGTTTGATTGCTTTTGTAAGCTCTACTGCATCAGGCAATAAACTCACCTCCCCTAAGTGTTAAATCCATAAAATGTTCATCCAGTTTAAAAGAGTGCTTTACTTTTTCAACCAACATAAAATTTTTCACATTCATATCACCCAAAGCAAGGTTGATTACAACCATACTTCCGGCCCTGACTCGCACATCACCAATTGCATTTGTAATTTTCAGATTTCTTGTTTTGCTGTTATACAACTTCAACAGGGCATCTACTTTTGCTTGCCCGTTTTCGCCTTCTTGCAATGTACCAAAATATTGTAATACACCCCATTCGTTAATATGCTGCCCGTCCTGTGCAATGTAAACTTCCCGTTTCCCAGTATTCTCATTATCATAAGTAAGCTTTACTTTGTTGTAGGTATCACTATCAATACTGGAAGTGTATTCAAAATTTTCTCCGGTTTCTTCATCAATCACCAGATATGCCCCCGGCTTACCAACATACATAGAAGATATATTTTTCAGTGTCAATTTGCCAAAATCATCGTACAGAACAAACATTTCCTTGCTGTTTTGCAGTGTCAAATCAAGTGCATTTTCTATCATATCAAACAGAGAAGTGTTGTCCTCTACCCGTGAAGCAATCACAAATCTGGTATCTTCCAGTGCTCCAGTGCTCAAAGAAAAATCTGCTGCGATCATCTTAACAAGCTGTGATGCAGTTTTATTCTCATATACATAGGTATCCTTATTATTCAGGTACCGTAATTGATCATAGGCAGTCACCTCAATAATCTGATCTTTATCCCGCTTTTTTGTAAATACAAATCCAAAGAAAACAGGGGTTCCATCCACTTTCAAGCGGACTGCCGCCCCTTCCTGAAAATTGATTACAGAATCCTTTACCAGCTTAAAAGTCAGCTTCCCAGGTGTGCTTCTTCTTTCTGTACTCCATTCAATTCCTTCTTCTATAACCGGGATATATGCCTTTGAACCAGAAGCATCAGAAATCAAAAGTTCTACATTCAAAAAAGTATCCCTCCTATGCAACCGGAATCGTTAACACTTGCCCGGGATATATCAAGTTTGGATTACCGCCAATTATCCCTTTGTTCGCGTTGTAGATAATTGTGTATTTCGCCCCATTTCCGTAAAATCGTTTTGCAATATTCCAAAGGCAGTCCCCCTGAACAACAGTATAAGATTGAGCCGCTGCCAGGGCAGGACTTGTTCCCGCTGCACGTGCGTTTTGAACTGTTGCTATAGGCTTGGAACCTGACATTTTGATATTTACGGTTTTTGTGCCGTAATCCCGGTACTGCTTCAATTTGATTTTCACTTTCAAATCAAAACCGTCTTTTGCCTGCTCGGTAATTTTGTAGTCCTCTAAAGATACTTTCATATTTGTTGAAAAAAGAACCTTA